TGAAGTTGAACTTGGAGTTATAGAAACTGATAAACCAGTTATATCTGCAAATGTTCCTGTTTGTGAATTTGCTGTTGTACTAAAAGTATCTGTTTTAACAGTTTGAACAACTTGCAAAACCTTACCACCTACACCTGTTGGTAAGGAGGTTATATTTGAAATTGAGTTATTGTTTAATGTAATTATTGCCATGACACCTCCTTACAAACTTCTCTAACGATAGTTAGAGCTGTAGGTAATGATGTTACACTAGATAAAGAATTATTATTTAAAGTTATTATTGCCATATTATACTCCTATCAATGCTTTTACTTCTTCTTCAGTTAAACCTAAGTCTAAAAGTTTTTGTTTGCCAGATGCTTTTTTAGTTTCTGCGTCTGCTTCAGCATCTTTTAATTCTTGTATCTTTGCATTTATTTCTGCCTCAGTAGGTTTTGTAATTCCATCTTTTATTACAACAACATTTTCATAAGTCATTCTTTCAGAGTCAGGAATTTTATTTCCATTGTCATCATGTGTTTTCCAGCTGTACCAACCAGCACCACCATTAAACTTACATAATGCAAATTGTAAATATTGTGTATCGTCAAACATTTTATGTATCTCCTAATCTAATAAAACTTGCTGATGTTCTATTTGCTGTAGTATTTCCAGCGATAACATTTCCATTAACATTACCACCACCATAAAAAATTACTAAATCATTAGTCGTATCTTGAATATCCATTAAAGTTGAGCCATATAAAGAAACAAATTTACTTGATGGAGCATAACCATAAATATCTACTAAATCTGTCATTGTTCCACCAGATGTTCTATGTCTAACTAAACATCTTCCATAATCTGCTCCTGTTCCCATTACATAATATATTTGAAATTGTACTAAATAAATTCCTGTTGATGGAAATGTAAATACCCCAGATGATTGCGTCATGGCACTTCCTATTGTACCTTGTCCAGTTGTATCAACTCTTTCCCAGCCAGTATCTAAATCTGTTTCAGAACTATCAACTGTATCATCAGCATTTAATCTCCAATTATCTGCCATTGTAATTCCACCTAAAGGTGGTACATCAAAAGTATTATCTCCTCTTAAAAAAGTTGTAGCATCTTTAGTTCCTGTTGCTGTTAGTTTAGCAAGTGAAACAGTATTATCTGAAGGAGTACCTACATCTAAGGTGTTACCCAATACCATTACAAAATCTATAACATCTCCTGTAGAAAGATTTGATGCAAAGGTAAGTGTAGAACCAGATACAGTAAAACTATCTGTAGGAGATTGTAAAATTCCATTTAGACTTACTAGGAACTGATTAACATTATCATAGCTAGTAAAGTTCACACCACCATTTTGCATAGTGTATGCTGCTTGACCATTAACAACAGTTATGCTGTCTAGCTTTACAAAGTTTCCTAATACTGGTGTCTTACCTATATACGCCATTACTCTGAACCTCCATTATCTATTACTGTTCCACCATCTGCTATCCATTCTTGAATTGCTTGGTAATCTGTGTTTGCTGGGTCTAGTGGTACAAAAAACTCTAAATCAGAATCTGTATAAGTTAATTTATAGCCAGAAAAAATATTATTAAAATAATTTTTTGTTACTGTATTAATCATAATTCTGCGTCTCCTTGTACTGATGCAGATGAGCCACCAAATATCCAAATACAACCATTACTTAAAGTTGCTAAATTTGTTGTAACATCTACTAACGCTTTTTCTTTGTGATTATAAACAGTTAAAGCTCCTGTAGGAGTTTTATCTCCACCTTGTGATACAATTGTGTTTCCTATATTTGTACCAGATATTGTTGGTGTTGCTCTCATTATTTTAGGATAAGTAAGTGTAACTCTACATGCAGTAGTAGAATTATAAACTCCACTTCCAATAGCACCAAAAGAATTTTCACTATTAATTTGAAAATAATATCTTTGACATTTTCCTAAATTCACATCAAAAGGCAAGAACTCAAAATCAGATGCAGTTGTTCCAGCTTCTAATTGTACTCCTGTAATGTACCATTCGTTAGATGTGCTATCTGCAAGATTGACTTGACCTACTAATCTATTAGCATTATTTCTAGCTCCCCAACCAGACTGTAAAGTACCAGATGTATAATCACTTCCAGCTCCTAAATAAAAAGAAGCTCTAATACTAACAAGATTGTCATTATCTAATGCTCCTGTAGTATCACCAGAAATTGTAATAGTTTTCTTTTCCCAAGTGTTTGCACTATTAATAGTATACGCATTAACATTATTTCTATCATTGTCTGTATCTATAATTTCAGCAATATAAGTTCCTGTTTTGTTAGATTTTACCCAAAATGATAAAGTTAAACTTTCAGCATTTGCAGTTCCTTTTTTTAAATACTGTAGCATTTGACCTTCAAATCTTTGTTCTATGTTTAAAAATTCTGATGCAGTAGGAGAAGCATCTGCTGTTGTGCAATCTAATTTTAAAGACTTTGCAAAACCTTGACCAGTAGGTACATCAGTATCTTGTGACATAGTCCAAGTACCCATACTACCACCATTTATATTAAATCTCCATCTATCCATAGTATTATACGCAGTTGCTGTAATACCACTAACAGAAGTTCCTCTCTGAGCAATACTCATATCACCATTGATGATGATGTTTCTAAATGGTATTGGTTCAATATACTTAGCAGGAGTTACAGCATTGTCTTGTATCTTTGCTGTACTAATAATATTATCTTCTAAGTCATCAGCACCTAAAGGAATTGCTGTTGGTTTGTTACCAATAAAAGGCATTGATTATTTCTCCTATGTACTAATTGCGTCTACTGTTGATACCCAAACATCTAAAGATGAAGCTGTGTCTGATATAACTTTTAAAGCATCACCAGATTGAACAACAAACTTTGCTCCTCCATCTAATACTTGTAATGATGAACCACTTGGTATTGGTGCATCTTTAACTAAATAAATATCGTTAGAACCATCATTAATATATACAGATGCTACAACAGCAGATGCTGTTACATTTGAAACTGATATACCAACTACAGTATCATAACTGTCAGCAGTAAATAAAGTTGCTGCAGATGTTCCTACATCATTTGATGTGTATCTTCTAAAGTTCTGTGCCATATATACTCCTTATTATAAAGCGATTGCCATTGCAATACTAAATCCATTAGTTGCAAAATTACTTGTGTCTACTGCTTCTACATTATTCCATGCAGAGCCATCCCAATATTTAAGTACATTACCAGTAGTATTAAAATATAATGCACCATCAATTAATGCGTCTCCATCATTATCTGTTGCAGGATCGCTAGCTTTTGGACCAAGATACCTGTCATCAAAATTATCGTATGCTAATTCAGCAGCAGCTTGAGCTGTCTCGGCAGCAGTTTGAGCAGTAGCAGCTGATGTTGCAGATGTACTTGCAGAAGTAGCAGATGAAGCAGCATTCGTTTCAGACGTTGATGCGTTTGAAGCAGAAGTTGAAGCAGCACTTGCACTTGATGCAGCATTGGTTTCAGATGTTGAAGCATTTGATTCTGAAGTTGCAGCAGCAGAAGCCGATGAAGCAGATGCTGTAGCAGAGTTTGCAGAATTGGTAGCTGAAGTGGCAGATGCTGTAGCAGAACTAGCCGAAGCAGTTGCACTCGTAGCAGCCTGTGTAGCAGGAGCATCCCAAGATGAACCATTGTAAAATCTAATATCGTTGTCTGTTGAATTATAGTACATCGCACCTTCAACAAGAGCATTACCATCATTGTCTAAAGTTGGATCACTAGCTTTAGTTCCTAAAAATCTATCATCGAAACTATCAAAACTGTTGGCAGCATTAGTAGCTGATGTGGCAGCATTTGTCTCAGATGTTGCTGCGTTGGTTTCAGAAGTAGCTGCATTGGTTGCAGATGTAGCTGCAGCAGTAGCCGAGTTAGCTGCATTGGTTGCAGATGTAGTAGCCGATTCTGCGTCTACCAATAAATCCCATTTAGCACTATCTGTGTTTGTAGTTAGAGGT